GGTGGCACGATCACTGATTTCGAACACAACCGCATCGACGTCGCGGTTTCTGCCGTTCCGCTTCCTGGAGCCGTCTGGCTGTTCGGTAGCGGTCTTATCGGTCTGACTGTTCTCAGCCGACGCAAAACTAAGGTTGCGACGCAAGCCGCAGTCTGAGGCAACCCACTTTCTTTGTAAGGGAAGAGACCATGAAGAAACTTCTACTTGCTGCCGTCGCCGTGCTGGGGATGTGCGTGTCGGGCAACGCGGCGGTCATCAATAGCCTTGGCCTCGATCCGACCTCGACCGAGGGCGCCTTCAACCACTCGCTCGGCACCCTCAACGGGGCCTTTGACGACCAGTACACGTTCACGCTCGACCACGCGATGACGCTGACGATCACATCGGTGACCAACGTCTACGCGCAGCCATCCGACTTCATCACCAACTTCACTGGCTCGGTGGTCTTGGGCACACCGCCTCCAGGCACCCTCGGCAATGTGGTGGAGATCGGTCCTGTCATGGCAACAGCCTGTGTGCTGGTGCCCAACTGTCAGGGCTTTGCCGGCTCTGCCGTTCTCGGGCCCGGCAGCTACTTCCTCGACATCAGCGGCATCGCTAACGGCAGCTCGGGATATGGCGGCGATCTTGCCACCTTCTCGGCGGTGCCGCTGCCAGGTGCGGCCTGGCTGTTTGGAAGCGCCATGCTCGGCATGGCGATGCTGATGAAGCGTAAACCAAAGAGGTCGCCTGCAGCATAGGCACCTCGCAACAATGGAGCAGATTATGAAGAGCGCTCCCGGTGTGTCGAAATTCAAGGTGCGCTACGTTTTTCGCAGAGGAACACGCAAAGGCAAGGTGCGGACCTATTGGTACTACAAGGTCCGCATCTCGATCGACGGTCGCCAGCACTTCCTCGGCGATTTCAAGACCAGACGCGAGGCCGTGGCTGCCTATGATGCCTACAAGGCCAAGCACGAGGCTCGTGCCATGAGCAACATCGATGCGAGCGAACGGCAAGCCGCGTGAGTGTGCTTAAAAATACGCGGCACGAGCTTCTGGCGCAGGGATTGGCCGCGGGCAAAACCGCGGTCGATGCCCATGAGCTGGCCGGCTACAAGCGCGACGACAGCAATGCCTACAAGCTCGCCAACCGGCCAGGGATCCAGGCGCGCGTGAAGGAGATCTTGGGCGCCGCAGCGGCTGCCGTCGGCGTCACCGTCGAGAAGGTCGTCAAGGAACTGGCCAAGATCGGCTTCTCCGACATCCGCAAGGCGGTCGATTGGTCTGGCGCCCTGGTCGAGGAGCAAGACAACGACGAGGGCGGCGATGTCCTGGTGGTGCGCCACATCCACTCCAACCATGTTCGCCTGGTCAGCGCCAAGGATCTTGACGACGACACTGCCGCGGCGATCGCCGAGGTCAAGCAGAACAGGGAGGGCGTCACCATCAAGCTCTACGACAAGCGAGCTGCGCTGGTCGATCTCGGGCGCCACCTCGGCATGTTCGAAGAGAACGTCAATCTGAAGGTTGCCGATGGCATTCCAAAGCGCGCAACGATCAGTTTCGGTCGAAAGTCTCCACCTACAAATGGACGACTTGCACCCGAGGCAATGGATAGCGTTTCTAAGTCTCGCCACTGAGATCCTGTACGGTGGCGCCGCCGGCGGCGGCAAATCGCACCTGATGCGCGCGGCGGCGATCTCCTGGTGCGCTGAAATTCCAGGCCTCCAGGTCTATTTTTTCCGGCGCCTGCTGCCCGATCTGATCAAGAACCACATGGAGGGCCCCAAGGGCTTTCGCGCCATGCTGGCGAGCTGGAGCAGCGCCGGCATCGTCACCATTGTCGAGGATGAGATCCGCTTCTGGAACGGCTCGCGCATCTATCTGTGCCACTGCAAGGACGCCAAGGACGTCTACAAGTACCAGGGCGCTGAAATTCACGTTCTGCTCATCGATGAGCTGACGCACTTTCTCGAACACATGTACCGTTTTCTCCGTAACCGTGTGCGAATGGTCGGTATCGAGCTGCCAGAAGAGTATGCGGGGCGCTTCCCCAGAGTTCTGTGCAGCGCAAACCCCGGCAACATCGGCCATCTCTGGGTCAAGACCTCCTTCGTCTCGCCGGCGCTGCCAAACACCATCCGCAAGATGCCGCCAGAGGAGGGCGGCATGAAGCGCCAGTTCATCCCCGCGAGGCTCGATGATAATCCGAGCATGCTGGCCGACGACCCTGGCTACGAGGCTCGGCTCGAGGGCCTCGGCTCCAAAGAACTCGTTGCCGCCATGCGCTTCGGCAACTGGGACGTCATTGAGGGCGCCTTCTTCGACTGCTGGCAGACGCACAAGCATGTCTTGGATCCGTTCGCTGTGCCGGAAGATTGGATCCGCTTTCGATCGGCTGACTGGGGCAGTTATCACCCCGCATCGATCGGCTGGTGGGCGATCGCCGCCGATGAGCATCAGATCACGAGTGATGGCCGCAGGGTCACTATTCCGCGCGGCGCGCTTATCCGATACCGCGAATGGTACACGGCCAGCTCACCTAACATCGGGCTCAAGCTCACCGCCGAGCAGCTCGCCGACGGCATCATCGACAGAGAAGAGCAAGACCCCAAGCTCTCCTACGGCGTAGCCGATCCCTCGATGTTTGCCGAGGACGGTGGTCCCTCACACGCCGAGCGCCTCAACACGGCGCTGCTCCACGCCGGCCTGATCTCGTTTCGACCGGCAGACAACAAGCGCGTTCCCCAGCGCGGCGCCATGGGCGGATGGGATCAGATGCGCGCCAGGCTCATCGGCATCGCCGGCAGCCCGATGCTGTACTGCTTCTCGACCTGTCGCGACAGCATCCGCACCATCCCCGTGCTGCAGCACGACCAGGCCAAGCCTGAAGATCTCGACAGCGATGGCGAGGATCACGCTGCTGACGAGTGGCGTTACGCCTGCATGTCGCGGCCCTGGCAGAAGGAAAAGGCGGTGCCAGAGCAACCCAAGGACGCCTACCGGGTACTGCACGAGGAAGACGTCTACGACAGTTTCAAGACCATTTAATTTTCGACTGGGAATGCAACTACACCCCAACAACTGGAGAAACGGAATGACCTTTTACGCAAAGAGCGACACGCCGATCAGCGCAGTGCCGGGTGACCTTATCATCTGGGGCCCAGGTGATCCTCGTCCGACGCTGCCGATTGCAGGCTGGAACCCCGGCACTGGTCAGTGGCCAGAGCAGCCGCCAACAGAACCGCCGCCGGACCTCATTGCTGGCTGGGATCCTATGCCGAGCAATCCGATTGCGGAGCCGCCCTGGGGATGGGGCAACCCGCCGCCCAAGCCAGATGTGCCGCCAGTGCCTGGCTGGACGATCAAGTACGGATGGACGGCAGAAACCGGATGGTTTGTGTTCGCAATTCCGACCGGGCCTGTCCCGACACCGTCGAAGAAAAAATAGCGGACCACACGTTCGCTGATGAACACCTCACGACGCACCAAGCACCGCGGCAGACGCCGCGGTGCAGTGCATCCAACCAGGAGACGACGCATGACCACACGCGAGAACACGAGGGAACACGCCCAGGCCAAGGAAGCGCCGGTGTCGAAAGAGGACCGCATCAAGAGCCTGCTCGAGCGCTACGAACACGCCATGTTGAGCGCAGCGCCGCGCACACCTGCCGAGCTGGATGAACTGCGCGAGGTGCTGACCGGGGTGACGCGCGAGCAGCTCGACAAGGAAGCAGCCGACAAAGCCGCGGCTGAGAAGGAAGCAGCCGAGAAGGCGCCGCCGGTGCAGCCGCTCTACAACCCGATGTATGAGCGCAAGCCCACCGAGGCCGAGATCATCAAAGAGAAGGTCGCCAAGAAGGCTGCCGAGGAACTGGCTGCCCGCAAGGCTGCCGCTCAAAAGGCTGCCATCGACCAGGCTCGCGCCGCCGAGCAGGCTGCCGAGAAGGCCGAGGCTTAAGCCATGGCTCGCAACCAGAGGCAGGGCGCGGCTGCCAAGGATCAGCTCGCGCCCGATCGGATCAAGCGGATCAATACGCTCATCGACAGCTACCAGCACGGGTTCAACCACGCGAGCCCGCGCACCCAGGAAGAGCTGGACGAGATCCGCTCGCTGTTCGAATACGAACTGTCGCGAGATCCGGTCGAGCCAGATCCGCCGCCGGAATGACACCCGAGCAGCGCGCGTTCATCGCCCAGAAGGCGATCGGCTGGATCATGCGGGATCACGAGCCGTCGCTGCACGGGCTGATGCTCGCCTGCAGCGATCGGCGAACACTCGCCTACCAGCTCCCGCCTGTCAGCGAGGTTAAGCATCGCGAGCTGATGCTGCGCTCGGGCCTGCGCCTCGGCTTCATCACGCCGCTCGGCAACATCAAACCGATGGGGAACGCCTGATGGCGCAGAACGCGATCGCCGCGGTGATGACGTCGGACCCAGTTGGCCGCAATGCCATCGACGTCTCGCGCGACGAAAACGACGACGGCGCGGGCTTTCTCTCGACGTCGGTAATGCGGCGCCAATACACCGACTACATCGGCAACAAGATCCTCGAGATCGAGGAGCAAAAACAGAGCCGGCACTACTATCACGGCGCGCACTGGACCGCGGAAGAGATCAGGATCCTCAAGAAGCGCCGGCAGCCGGTCGTCGTCTACAACCGGGTCAATCGCAAAGTCGATAGCATCATGGGCCTGGTCGAGAAGCTTCGCCAGGATCCCAAAGCATTTCCCCGCAAGCCCAACGATGACGACGGCGCCGCAGTCGCAACGCAGGCCATCCGCACCGTTCTCGATCAGATCGATTGGCGAACGCTCGATCACGACGCCACCGAGCGCTGCGCGATCGAGGGCATCGGCGGCATCGAGCTGAAGCTCGCCAACAGGGCCAATCCGGTTGGCAACGAGCCTGCGGATCCAGAGGTCACCGCCGACTACATCTTCGGCGAGGATTTCTACTACGATCCGCGCTCGCGCCGGCCCGATTTTACCGATGCGCGCTACATGGGCATTGCCAAATTCCTCGACATCGAGGCGGCGATCGAGCTGTTCCCCGAGAAGGAAGACGAGCTGCGCGCCGGCGTCGACCACGGCTTCGAAGTCACCACGCATTCCGACCAGGAGATCAAGTGGGTCTACACATCGGAGAAGCGCATTCGGCTTTGCGAGCATTGGTACAAGCACAAGGGGCGCTGGTGCTGGTGCTTTTTCGTCGGCGACGTCAAGCTCGAGGAAGGCGTCGCGCCTTTTCGGGACGAGAACAGCGACACCATGTGCCGCTTCATCATGTTCAGCGCCGCCGTCGATCACGACGCCGACCGTTACGGCTTCCCGCGCAATCTCAAGGGCCCGCAGGACGAAATCAACATGCGCCGATCGAAGGCGCTGCACATCTCGAATTCGCGCCGCATTATTTCGGAGAAGGGCGCTGTCCAGGACGTCGAAAAGTCGCGCAACGAGTGGGCTCGAGCCGACGGCTGGCTCGAGATCAACCCAGGCTTCTCCGACAAGATCAAGGTCGATGAAACGGCAGCGACCGATCTCGCAGCTCAGATGCAGTTTCTCACCGAGGCCAAAAATGAAATCGATAGCTTTGCCAATGTTAACCCTGCGCTACTCGCTCAAGGTGATCCCTCCGAACATTCCGGTGTGGCAATCGACCTCATGCAACGGGCTGGCCTGGCTGAACTATCCAAATTCCTCCTTGCACATCGCACCTGGCGGATGCGGGTATATCGGGCCATCTGGGGCATCGTGCAGCAATACTGGACCGCCGAGCGATGGCTGCGCGTCACCGACGACCAGAAGGTCGTCAATTTTATACAACTGAACGGCGTCGGCATCGATCGCAATCCGCAGAGCCCGAATTTCGGCAAGCCAGTGCTGGTCAATGCCGTCGGCGAGATCGACGTCGAGATCATCCTCGATGAAGGCCCCGATGTCGCGAGCGTCATGCAGGACGCCTACGAGATCATCAAGGGCGATCCGACCATCCCGGCGACCGTCAAGATCGAGGTGTCGCCGCTGCCGGCGCCGCAGAAGCAGCGCATCCTCGGCGTCCTGCAGCAGGCCGCGAAGAACCAGCCGCCGGACCCCAAGGTGCAGACCGAGCAGCTCAAGTCGCAGAACCAGGCGCAGCAGAACCAGGTCGAGCTGCAGAAGGCGAACATGCAGACCCAGGCCGAGATCTTCAACGCCAGGCAGGACGCCATGGCGCGCGAGCAGGACGCGCAGCTCGCCGCCAACAAGGCCGCAGCCGAGCGAGAGCATCTGCAGCTCGAGATGCAGTTCAAGCAGGCCGAACACCGCGATCGCATGGTCGAGCTGGCGATGAAATCACAGGCCAGAACCGCCGAACACCACCAAAAAATGCAGGCGATGTCGAAGCGGCCACAGCAAAAGGGCACCCAACATGCTTAAACGCATTCTCTTGGCTCTCGCGCTCTCGGTTGGCGTGGCACACGCCGCCGACAACAACGCCAAGCCGGCGCAGCTCATCACGCTGTCGTCGGGCAATGTCGCTGCCGCTGTGGCGAGCGTCACGTTTCCCGCCAAGCCAGGCCAGTTGAACCTGCTGTGCGGCTTCCAGTTCACCTCGGCGGGCTCGACTGCAGCCACCGTCGTCACGGGGACGATCACCGGCCTCAACGGCGGCACCGCGACCTACGTCTACGTCTCTGTCGCCGGCGCCACGCTGGGCAACCCGCCGCTGCAGGATGATTTTACGCCCTGTATTCCGGCGACAGGCCCCAACGTCGCCATCGTCGTCTCGTTCCCCTCGCTCGGCGCCGGCAACACCAACGCCGCGCTGACCGTGCAGGGCTACGCGATCCCGTTCCCGTGATCAGGGTTGAGCTGACAACGAGGGATCTGCTTGTCGCCGCCAACGTCGGCATTGCACGGCATATCAGAGCCATCCAAGACAACATGGGTGCCGTTGCCGGCGTGAATTTTATGAAGCCTGGCACTTGGGAGAGCGACATCATCGGCGCCATGGCCGAGCTGGCGGTGTCCTACCATTTCAATCTGTGCTGGAGCGGCGGTGGCGGCATGGAATTCCCAGACGTTGGCAACTGCATCGAGGTCCGCTCGATCCAAGATCCAGGCCATCGTCTTATTGTGCGCGGCACTGACAGATATTTGCACTTGCCTTACGTCCTGGCGCTCTACGAGATCCCCAGACACTTCCGCCTGCTGGGCTGGATCTTCGGCAACGACGCTAAAAGGATCGGCTCGATAGAAAGCCCAAACGAGCGCGCTGCGGCCTTTTGGGTTGAGCAAAAGCAACTGCGGCCCATCGACGACCTGCTCAAGGTTTTATTTGCAAGGCAGCCCGTTCATGCGAAGGCCGGCTAGAAAGAAGAGAGTGCCGTTCGAGGTGGTGTCGGACGACTATCCGCACATGCAAAGCCTCGATCGGATGAAGGCGCCGATGCGCGCCCTGGTCTACGAGTACGGCTATACCATCGTTGCCGAGATGATCAACGCCGGCTGCGGCAATAACGCCAACGCGCTGCGCCGCGATCTCGAGACCTGGCGGCGCCGGCGCCAGCAAGAGCTGCTCGCACAAGATCACAAGGTCGATCCCGCTCGCTTGCTGGCGATCGCCAACCGCTTTCGCTCTCCCCGGCGATACAGGGGAACGAGACGCACCGCCTCGTAAGCACTAGCGGCGCCACGCCCCCGCCGGGCGACACCGGCGCACACGCATCTCAGCGAAACGAGAACATGGAGGCCAGAAATGGCAACGCGGACTATTGCTGCCGACGAACTTGGACTGGCCGAGGCCATTGCCGACACCGAAAAGGAAATTTTCGATGAAGGCAGCGGTGCAAAGCCGCTCGATAACGACGGCGACCGATCGCTAGAGGAACAGGGCGACGACCTCGAGGGCCGCACCACGGAAGAAGAGCCTGGTGAGGAAACCGAGACCAAGCCCGACGACGAAGGTGAGAAGGAAGCCAAAGCCGGCGACGGCGAAAAGCCCAGAGACGAAAAAACCGGGCAATTCGCTCCTGCCGCCGACGACAAGCGCATGGTGCCCTCGGGCCGTCTCCGCGAGGAGACGCTCAAGCGCACCCAGGCCGAGCAGCAGCTCGCTGATCGCGAGCGCAGGCTCGATGAGATCGCTAAATCTCAGGCCGAGCAGGCGCGTCGTCTCGATGAACTCCAAGCGCGGCTCACTGCACCTCCGCAGCGAGCGCAGCAAGAGCAAGAACAGCAACCAGACCCGTTTGGTGACCCTGTCGGCTTCGGCAGACAGACAGTCGCTGCAGCGGTGCAGACCGCGGAAATGCGCTTTGTCGAAGGCAGTCTCTCTGACGCTGCCGAAACACACGGCGACAAATTCACCGCGGCCTACAACGAGCTGCAAAACGTCGGTCGAGCCGAAATGCAGCGCTTCGGCGCAAGCCCGACGGTTCGCTCGGTCTGGAGCGCTCCGAACCCTGGCAAGGCGCTGATGCGCTGGCATGGGGAACGGCAAGCAGTCCGCGAAGTGGGCGCCGATCCTGCCGCATACCGCGAGAAGATCCTGGCTGACGCTCTCAAAGATGAGGCGTTCCTGGCCAAGGTGGTCGAGGCGGCGGGCAATTCGGCGAGGCGTGGCGACGGAGGTCGGCCACGCACCACCACTCGATTGCCGCCTTCGCTCAACAGTCAAACGGGATCCACGCATCAAGTCGAGGATCCCGATCTCTATGACCCGAGCGACAAGTCGGCCTTCGAGTATGCAACTCGATAGGCCTCCCCAAAAAACACAGGAGGCCTGAACCTGAAAGGCCATCATCATGGCTGTCGCTGGTTCGACCGTCCAAACTAACAACAAACTGATCTTCTTCCGGAAGGAGATGACGCGGGAATACATCCGCGAAAATCTCTTCTCCCCCTACATCGGCTCCGAGAAGACCGCGATCATTCGCGTCATCAACGACCTAAAGAAAGGCGGCGAGCAGATCAACATCCCGCTCATCGCCCGTCTCAAGAACCAACCAGTTGCGACCGGCGTTCTGGTCGGCAACGAAGAGAACATCGACAACTATGGCGATCGATGCTGGATCGACTGGGCCCGCAATGCCGTCAAGATTGCGGCCTCGGAAGAGCAGAAATCATCGATCGATCTGTTCGGCGAAGCCCGCCCACTGCTCGAGGACTGGGGCAAGGAACTGCAGCGTGACGAGATCTGCGACACCCTCTACACGGTGCCGCTCGCCTCGACCGCGCCGGCAGGGCTCGGCTCCAACCAGGGTCAGCGCGTCAACGGCGCGCTGTTCGACCAGGCGACCACAGCTCAACGTAACACCTGGACGACTGACAACGCCGATCGCGTTCTATTCGGCGGTGCCCAGGGCAACTTGGTTGCCGGCAACTTTGCTTCCTCCTGCGCCAATATCACCAACGCGATGGGCGCATCCGCGGCCTCGCTCAACAAGATGAAGCGCCTCGCCAAGCTCGCGAACCCGCGCATTCGTCCCTACAAGCTCAAGAACGGGCGCGAATACTTCGTCGTGTTCGCGAACTCGCTGTCGTTCCGCGATCTGCAGAACGACACGACCATCATCAACGCCAATACGCAGGCTCGGCCTCGTGAAGGCGACGGGATGGAAAAGAACCCGCTCTTCCAAGACGGCGACCTGATGTACAACGGCATGATCATTCGGGAGATCCCCGAACTCACCGTTCGTCTGCCGGTCACCTACACCACAGCAGGAACCGGCGGCATCCAGGTGGCGCCGATGTTTCTGTGCGGACAGAGCGCGATCGCATGGTGCTGGGGCCGCATGCCGATGCCGACCTTCCTCAAGGAGGACGACTATCAGTTCTACCGCGGCGTTGGTGTGCAGATGGCTTACGGTCTGAAAAAGATCGCCAAGCTCAACCCCGCGGGCAACTACAAGGAGTGGGGCATCTACACGGGCATCTTCTACAGCCCGGCTGATACCTGATCGATAACAGCGGCGGCGTCGTGACGCCGCCGCGTCTTCCCATTCCTCACAATAGAAAGGCTCACCACAATGCGCTCGTTCTCGCGCCCCCTCGCGATCTTCTCGGTCGCTATCGGTGCATTGATTGGAGCAACTGCTCTTGTCTATGCGCTCGTCGTGCCGGCAAGCTATCCGCCACGGCAATTCAACACACAACAGACGCACTACCTGCGTTTCTCGTTCCCCTACAACGGCTGCACCCTGGTTGCCGGCACTTGCTCGGTGAAGGTCGGGGCGGTGCCCTACAATGCCTTCATCGTGCGGGCCTACCAGCAGGTCTACACGGCCTTCAACTCAGGAACGACCGACACGATCGGGCTTGGCACCTCTTCCGGCGGCGTCAACATCGTCGCCGCGCAGACGGTCCACGCCGCGACCGCCGGTCTGCCATTGACGGTCGTCGCCGCCAACATCGGCACGGCTGCAACCGGCAACGGTGCCACCCAGACCGGCACCAATGGCGGCTTCGACATCTTCGTGACCTATACCCAAACCGGCGCAGCGCCGAGCGCCGGCAACGCATCGCTCATCGTTGAATATTTCGGCCCCAACGATGGCTCCTGCCAGACTGTGCCGCAGAACTCGACGGCACCAGGCTGCTGATCAATGCGGCGCGGCTCACAGGGCCGCGCCGAACTTTTCTCAACACATCCCTGGATCGAGGTCGGCGCCAGGCGCTGGTGCATCCACTGCGGCTGCTACCAGATCCGCCGCAATGGCGCATGGCGCGACGATCCGGATCTGACCGGGCCCTATCCGAAATACAATCCGACGCCGCTCGTCTGCAGCGAACCTCAAGGAACAGCAATATGACCAAAGTCACCTACACGCCGCTCGAGAACGGCGATCCGATCGAGACCTCGATCACCGGCTCGAGGCTGGCCGATCGCATGCCGGTCACCATCAAGTTTTCAGCCAACAAGCCGGTCGATGTGCCAGATGATCTCGTCATCGACATCATCGAGCGCGTCGTCTCGCGCGACAAGAACGATATCGAGCGCGGCATGGGTGTCGAGCGCAAGATCAAGCTTTCCGATCACCTGCGCGCCAATCCTTACTTTCATGTCGAGGGCACCAAGCAGGCGGCGCCGCCGCAGAGAGGCAAGCCGCGGCTGCCGCAGAAGGCGGAAGAGTATCGCAGTTGGGCGCAGGCCTGGTTTGCGACCAGTCTGTCGCCGGATGAGCTGGGCGAGCGCTGGCAGGCCGAAAGCGAAATGCGCGAGCGCCTCGGCGTCCACGACGACGGCGACGTCGTGCGTTTCCTGCGCCCGTTCTACGAACAGCGCTTTGAAGAGCTGAAGAAGGCCGCAGCCTGATGGCCGTCTCCTCGGCATACCGGACCCGCTCCGATCTGATCACCGCCGCGCTCGGTAAGCTCGGCGCTGCCGCATCGAACCAGGCGCCGGATGTCGAGGACGTCGTCTATATCGACAACGAGATCGACAGCATCTTCCGCAAGCTCGAGGGGCTCGAGCTGGTCTTCGTCCCCGATCGCGGTCAACCTGGGCCCGCCGGCGGCAGCATTCCAGGCCAGTATTTCGATGATCTCGCCGCGATCGTCTGCGACCTCTGCTCCGCGAAATTTGGCGCCTCGACGGCAGATGCCGCCGGCTACACCCAAAAAGGCCTCGGCCATCCGCCAGGCACCGGCGCAGCCGCTCTGAGCCTGCAGAAGATGGCGCGCGGGCGGGCGACCTACGAGGTGCAGAGGACCGAGTATTTCTGATGGCGACAGGCGATGCGCCAGTCGAGATCCCGTGGCCGACGTCGAGCTTCCCCGGCGCGGATCCGCAGGAGGGAGCTGGGCGCCTCATCAATGTCTACGCCGAGCCGCTCGGCTCGACAAAGCCGGCGCAGGCCGGCATCCCGGTAAAAGGGGACATCGTCTGGCGATCGGGGCCAGGTCTTTCGATCCACGCCATCACCGCCCAGACCGGCTACCGCGGCGGCTTGATCGTCGCCAACCTGTCCTACGAGGTCTTCGCCGCCCAGGCGCTGACCGCCGACATCAACGGCGTCGTCGCGCTCCTGGGCGTCCTGCCAGGCACGAGAGGCGTGAGCATCGCGCGCAACAACGCTGGCTCGCCCAACGTCATCGCGGTTGACATCGACAACGGAGCCTTCCGGCTCGATGGCGGCGCGGTCGTTGCCTACAACGCCGCCGGCATTCTGCCGCAGCCGAAATCGGTCTGCTTCCAGGACGGCTATCTGATCTTCGGCATCGCCGATCGGCGCGTGTTCGCGACCGACATCAACGCCCTGACGATGAACGCGCTCTGCTTCACGACGGTGCAGGCAAAGTCATCGGACACGCTGATGCGAACGATCGCCTTCTCGGGGCTGTTGTTCGTGTTCTGCTCATCGGCGACCGAGGTGTGGCAGGACACCGCGCAGCCTTATCCGGCGTTCCCCTACAGCCGCCTGGTCGTCATGGAATTCGGACTGATCCAGGAGAACGCGATCGCCGGCTTCGAAGACGGCTTCGGCGTCCTGCATTGGGTGGCGCAGGATTACGGCGTCTACCAGCTCGTCCCCGGCAGCCTTGCGCCATTGAAGATCTCGCCGCCCGATCTCGATCGGCTGATCGAGACCCAGGTCAAGACCGGCAACAAGGTCGATGCCGGCTGCTACATCGTCTCGGGCCGCAAGATGTTCGTGCTGTCGTCGCAGGCCTGGAGCTGGGAATTTAATCTGTCGACGCAGAAATGGAACGAGCGACAGAGCCTGCAGCCGAATGGATCCTTCGGACGCTGGCGCGCCGCGCGCGGCCATCCGGCCTTCGGCAAGTGGCTCTGCGGCGACATGCTCAGTGGCAATCTGTTGTACGTCGATCAGACCAACCGCACGGAGGTCAACAATCCACTGAGCTGCCAGCTCTGGAGCGCGCCGGTCGAGGATTTTCCGAACCGCATGAGGATCGCGCGGGCGGATTTTGAATTTACGGTGGGCGTCGGGCGCAACCAGCGCTCGCTCTTGATGAACGTCACTGGCGCCGTCGCCGGCAACCTCGGCATCGTTCGCCTGGGGGTCAACGCGACGTCAGGCGTCGTCACCGGCGACACCGTCGTCGTCGCCGGCATCACCGGCACCGTCGAGGCAAACGGCAACTGGACTGCGACCGTGATCGATCCAACGCACCTCGAGCTGCAGGGCTGCGTCTTCCACAATGCCTATGTCTCCGGCGGCACGGTCACCGACATCACGCCGACGCCGGAAATGGTCGATCCGCAGGTTGGGATCGAGATCTCGACCGACGGCGGCGCCAACTGGAGCAACCCCTGGGTTC